CTAAAAGCTGGTAAAGGACGTTGGAAGGCTCTTTGTAGGGCAAAAAGGTGATGTTGTCCCGAATAGCGCCGCCGGGTACGTCCACATCCCTGAATTCACCCGGCATAATCGGTGTATCGTCGCCTTTAATGCGTAATCCACGGGATTTTAAGCCACCAGGAAGATTAGAAAGCGTTCCTGCGTCCACTAATTGCCGTAAAACACTGGTTGCAGACTTCGCCAGACCACCAATCATGTGAATTAAGCCAAATCCGTAGAATCCAATGCCAGGTAAATACTGATAATGAACAAAATGCTCCCGTTTCATTCTCATCGGGTCGTTTTCATACCAGTTTCTGCGTATTGAAAGTATCTGGCGGGAAGATTTGTCGATGCTTACGACATAAGGCAAAGCTATTCCAGTAGGCTGACCGTTCTCCCTGTCTTCAAACCCAACCAAATCCATTTCTGCCTGTACTTCGAGAATAGTGTGGCGGTTATCGAACTCATAATTGGCCGAACCGCCTGTTAGCTGGTTATATTTACGCTCAATATCTCCGGTATCAGGACTGGGATCAGGCAAATCAATATCACTATAGAATCCTGAGACCTGTAATTTGCGTACCTCATTGCTGGTACGCTTCATAATATGGGTAGCGCGCTCACAAGTGACCAGATCAGAAGCTCCGTAGCTCACTACAAAGTCTTCAGCAGGCACAAACATTGAGCAAGGCCGACCCATATTCGGGTCGTAATAAACTTTTCTAAAAGCAGAACCCGCTAAAGGCAAAGAAAACAGCATTTTTTCTGTTTCTGAGCGATATTCTGTCATTTTTTCCGTAATCAGATAGTTCAGGTAATCGCGAACCCGTTCTGCCTGCTGTGATTTTTCATCAGTAATCTGTCCGACTACTGAAGTCTTAACTGGCCCAGCCGCAGGAAATATCTCTTGAATGGATTGAGCCTGAAAGCGAATAACCGCTTCGGTCAAGACCGGATGAAATACTCCACAAGCACCATCCCAAGGTTCGGTTCTATCTTCATTCTTTAGACCCAAGAGGTCTAATCCATTGATATAGGTATTTTCCCAATCAGAGCGAGAGTCTCTGTCAGCCTCAAAAGCCCCCACTAACTCGGAGGCAATCCCTCGTAAATCCTGCTCCTCCATTAAATCCGCTAGGTTTTGATTGTGGTCATCTCCACCACCCATGCCACCATTAGGATCAAAATCAATCAGCACCCCACCATCTGGGGTTTCTACAGAAACAGATTCTGGATTGACAATACCTATCTCAACAGACTCTTCTTGTTGAGGCCAATTATTAAAAGGATCAAGCCCCATAGGGCGTTCTATAGCCATTTATCCGTTCTTGCCAAAATACTGAGGTCGGGCTGCGCCACTACCACGGGCTACTGTTCTTCCCCCGCCTTTCATCTTTTTAACCTTGCCGCCCTTATCGTACTCAACCTTGCCGCCTTTGTTGTACTGCATATCGGCTTTGCCTGGTTTCTTCTTCTTGCTGTCGTAATAACTTGGCATCATTTTCTCCTAATAATAAGCGGCTCTTTTTCGATAAGGCGTTGGTTCGTCTTCTTCATCCGTATTAAGCCTTAAAAAACCACCCTGCCTGAATCGCAGTAACGCCTGTGTACTGCTATCCACCAAATCGTCATGTTCTCCTACAGGAAAAGAGGCAAATTCCTCTATTACCATTTCTGCAAATCTTGTTTCTGGACACCAGACAACACCCGATGCAAACATATCTGCAACTGCGTTGACTCTGGCTACCTTATCATTTCCTCTTGAAGGAGTGTACTCTGAAACAGGGATTCCCATAGCCCTTAACTCAAAAACCAGCGGAGTTCCCGCAGCTTTGGCCTCAACAATACAGGCATCAGGCTCCCAGTTATTATAAAACTCCATCGCTGTTTTCTTCAGTTCAGGGAACTCTAAGCGTTCTTTGTAGGCATCCAGCAGAATAATATTAGGCCGTGTCTGCCCATCGTCATCGGGTTGGTAGAACACACCCCAGGTAGTACAGGCAGAGAAGTCAGCCCTTCTTGTTTTAAGAAAAGCGGTATCCCATGACTGAATAATAAACTCACACGGCGGTGGCCTGTCGCGCTCCCAGCGTTTCCACCATTCCCGTTTGACCAGTGCGCCTTCCTCAGAGGTAGGACTTTGCTGGTACTGAGCTTCCCATTTAGGGGCAGGCAGTTCGTTTTTAAGCGCCAGTAACTCGTCCTGACTCCAAAAACCAGGCCAAAGAGAGTTTCCTGAAGGCATCAGGGCTGGAAACTCAATTAATTCCCAATCATCCACGCCTTCTCTCTGGGTTGAGGCTTTAACGATCTTTCCGGTCAGGTCTCGCTTATGCCATCGAGTCATAACAATAATGATGGCTCCGCCTGGTTGTAATCGTTGCCGTGGGCCGGAGGTATACCATTCATAGGTTTTATCAAACACAGCCGCATCAATGCTTTGTCCATCCTGTTCAGAATGAGGATCATCAATAATCAGTAAGTCAGCACCTTTACCTGTGACTGCACCGCCNACACCAATAGCGAAGTATTCCCCGCCNTGATTGGTACTCCAGCGTCCGGCTGCTTTGGAGTCTGCCCTGAGCGCCAGTTCAGGAAAGATTTCCTTGAAATCATCAGAATCCACCAGATTCCTGACCTTACGCCCGAAACCCACGGACAGTTCTGCGGTATGGGAAGTCTGAATGACCTTCTTTTCGGGGTTCTGACCTAAAAACCAAGCGGGTAAAAGATAAGAAGCAAACTCCGATTTGGTGTGTCTGGGAGGCATATTGATAATCAGACGCTTGAGATCGCCATTGATTACCCGTTCAAAAGCCTCGGCAATGACCTTGTGATGGCGCCCTTCAATAAAAGCAGGCCAGACATACTTGGTAAATCCAAGAAAGGTTTCTCTGGCAATCTCTTTTTTCTTGGCTNATTCCAGGTCTTCGAGTAAACCCAATACTTCCCGTTGGTCTTCAACAGGAAGGTTCTTTACCTGACTGAGTGCTTTTAGGTCAATTCCTTCCAGCATTTATCTGTTTACCCTATTGCTTGTGAGGGATTATTTAATCAACTTATTGACTATTTGACGATTCTTGATGTGTTCTGCGGCAATATCTTCCTTGGATTGCCCAAGATACGGCACTGCATGACCTTCCTGACACATGAGGTCATTGGCACAAATCCCGTCTTTATTGATGATTTTGCCTAAAATACGCCCGAATTTACCCCTGCCACTGCCCTTGGCAGTCTCAAGAGTGATCTGGTAATCCTCTGCTTCAATGAAGTCCACCAGGTATTTCTTGGCTAGAAGGCCGTATTTCTTCTCAACTTTGTCTCTGGTACGGGATTCAGGAGTGTCTATGCCATAAAGTCGAATACGTTGTTTAGCAAGTATCACCTTAAAGCCAANGTCTATATCACAATCTACCGTATCACCATCAATNATTCGCGTGATCTTAGCCTTGTACTGATACATTCAGNNANATTCCNCGAACCGCTTCTTCTGTTCCCTGAATTCTTTATCAGACTTCCATGTATCGTATCCCGGATGATCGGGAGCAGGATCGGGCCTGTCGCTTAAATCCATCGCCAGAATCTCTTTTACCGCCAGACATACGATCTCGACAGTTTTTTTGTAAGCCATCTAAAACATTCCACTGATGATATGCACTGTACCCGCCGCCACTACCAACCAGGCGAGCTTCTCCCACCGTGCTGAATGACTGGAGGTAAGTTCCTTTAAGTGTTTTATCTCTGTAATTGCCTCAGACCAACGCTCACCGCATTCTTTTTCATGCGCTTCTATACGTTTCAGGGATTCTAAGGCAATGTCCATCGCTTTTTTATCCACCACGGATTGTTGATATTTATTCAATGTACAGGTTCTGTTGAGCCACTATACACAGAAAGTTGTTCTTCTTCCTCTTCTGCCTCGATAATGCCTGATTCTGCTAAAGCTGCCAACTTGGATTCTAAAAGACCTTCTATTTCTGAGGCAGAGCGTTCTTTGGTTTCAATGGAAATGTCGGTACGCATCATGCCACTAACACGGGCAAGCAGTTCTGCACTGCGTAACTGGCTGGAAGAGGCTTCTATATCGCCATCTATCCAGGTTCTTAGTTTATCAAGAACCCGCTGTGTATCACTTAAAATCAGCAATTCCTGTTTTTTCTGTATTTTTTTCTCGGTTTTGGCAATGCCTGCACGTTCTGTCTCAATGAGTTCCATCACTGTATCACTCGCCATCAATCGGCAAGCCTCAACATGCTGGGCATTTCTGGGGAATAACTCTTTGTATCCCGCCAGCGTATAAGCATCAGTGGCTGTCACTGGATTGTTGTCCTCATCACAGCCATTAGCAATCAGTTTAGCAAAACGCTTTTGCTTCTCTGTCGCCATATCGAACTCCGGTTTGTTTGGAATGCCGATTCTAGCTTCTAAAAGGGGGGCATGTAAATAATTCTTGTCACAAAGGGAAAATGAGGCGATGACCCAGTTTCGTGGTTGTACCGCCACTTTCGTGGTGTTACTCAGTTAGCCAAGAACTCCTGTAGGGGAACTGATGATTAACCAGCCGGAGTATGAGCTATTGAGCCACCGCCTCAAAAGGTCTTAGTGAGTGAGATAAAACACCAAGACCCTATAAATAAAAATAATCTTCAGCCTAAAAGCTCTTGAGATTCGATATAGGCCCAAATCCCTCCCAAGAACTTATGAACCATTCACATGGCTCAATTAACGACTCGCCTATTCAGCAGTCATGCCACTAAGACTAAAGATCAAAAATCGCAGGACTATTATATTCCTATAGTTATATTCCTATAGATATATAACTTAAAAAAACTAGGAATAAACCTAGTATCTAGGACTGTTCTAGCTTAGGACTGTCCTATCTAGATGTATTCCTATAGGGATTATACACACAGTAATTGCAAAGGAAGAAAAAAGCAAATTTTTGCAAAAAATTTAAAGGGGCTGGGACTCCCAGGGCTGTTTCTGGCAAAAAAAGGGGTCAGGATGAATAACGATTGTACAGATGTCGTCACTCAATGAGAAATTAACGGATTATTTGAGTGGATCTCTATATATCTATCGACGGGAGACCGGCCAATTTTAGCGGGGGGGATGGGGTCGGACTATCGGAACTGCTCGAATTCTAGGATTTATAGGAATGGTCGGGGGTGTTTACACGGGACTAACGACACTAGACAGGGATAGTTCGATATAAGCCTATATATAATGAGTATAAATATAATTCCGTAATATGTTTACACGATAGGTGTATATTGTGGTACTATTCTTTTAACAGGTCAGGGATAGCCGCTCTAGCGGATTAACCAGGAACTAACTTAGGGAAACACAGGGGAAAAAAATGATTAAATTACTTAAAGCATTACGCGCAAACCCTTCTAGAAAAAATGCCGAGAAAATCCAAAAGCATTTAAGAAGGCATCCATTTTCTGCAACAGTGATGCGGCCTAGTGATGCTGCTCTAATACAAGAACTAACCAATGTATAAGATCTATCGCAATCTAAAGCCAGGAATGGCACCCAACTGTTGGAGCTATAAGCTCAACAAGACCGGCGAGACTGTTAGTCATGCGGTAACTATAACCGCTCGTAACGTCACTATTAAGCAGCCTAGCGGGAAGGCATTCAACGAATGCTTACAAGGCGGCTATCGCGCTGTATTTGCCTGGTTTAAATCCGACAATGTACAAGTTAACAATTCTCTATCTATTCCTAGTGAGGCCAAGAGAATCCGATTTAATCCTAAGAATGGTGATAAATGGTTTCATATCGACGGTATCAAAGTCGATTTTCTTAGAAGAGCATATTTAGACGGTAACGGTAACGCATGGGGAGTTATTTAAATGCAATATTTATCTAGTAAAAAAGCAAAACCAGCACAAGCCAAAGTACCATCCGGTTTTGTAATGTATGACGGGCCGAGCGCCATTGATGGCGCGCCGATAGTGGTCATTGCTACGCTAAAATCTAGCAATAGAAAAACCGGCGATATGGTGCAAACGTGGATACTTAGGCAAGACTTGCACCCTGTGCAGGCAAGTCTAGACGATGCTGATATATCTATCTGCGGTAATTGTCCACATAGAAAAAAATCTTGTTATGTCAATATCGGCCAAGCTCCCGCGCAGGTCTGGAAATCTTATAAAAAAGGAAATTATCCAATGTTCGTTAGTGGCGAACATGATTCCTTTTTCATGGGCAGAAAGGTACGACTAGGCGCATACGGTGATCCCGCT